TGATTGCATCAAACATACCTTCACAAAGTATGATTGGTGCATCCCAATTTATGTATAATTCTAAACCTATAACTTCCTTAGATGCTACAGGTGGATTTTTATATTTGCGATCTGATTCTTTATAAGCGCGAGCAACAAAATAATTTAAAATACCATTTGCATCATATGATGGTATTATTATTCGTCCACCATACGACCCTTCCTTACAGAAACCAATATTATATTTTAAAATATCGTCTTTAGTTACGTTACGTTTTGTTAAGAATCGCAATGCGTGTTTAGCCTCTATTTGAGCGATTTTGTCCAAGTAAATACCGTTTAATGCGATATACTCAGCGGGTAAAGCGAGTGCCTCATTAGATACAATATCTTCTATATTACTTGGTTGAATGAGCAGATTTAGGTCTTGAAATCTATCTGGTGTTGCTTTTGCTTGCTTAAATAATGTACGGATAGATTTACCTTTAGTATCACATACCCAACAATGCCAAAAATTTTCCTTTTTAGCTGTGGTACGTAGCGATACTTCTAGTTTATTTTTGTGATGAGCACAAAACGGACATTTGAAAGCATAGTTACCTTTACTTGTAGCTTGTCCTTTACCTAAAACAGATTCTACTAATACTAGTAGAGCAGCATTTTCCATAACCTCAAATATAAGGAATTATTCTGCCATAATCAAATCCTTACTATAGAATTTACCTAATATATTATCGTTAATATAGTTTCTATCTTCTAAAACATTATATTGAAATAGATATTTCGCCTCGTAGTATGTTAGTTCTTTTTTAGTTCTACATAAACGTAAAACATGACGCATCATATCCTCAGGCTTACATAACTTAATTTCAGTAGCTGAGCCATAGTAGGTCTTCCAATTACTTTCCTTTATAACAGATTTTTTAGTTGGTCTTCGTCCCTTAGTAACAGGAATTTCGGCTAGTTCCTTTTTGCCTAATTTTTTAGTAGTAGTGTGAAAAAATGCTTTTCTACCAATGTACTTACGTCCAGTAGGGATATGGGTTGTTATATAAACATAACCAACAAAATCATCAATAACAAAATCGGGATTATTTATTAAATCTTCTACCTTTAAGGCAGGTCCTAAAACTTGTAACATAACTATTATTTATTTTTATATTAAACCAATATTAATTAATATATCTTTTACTTTATTTTTATTTTGAATATGTACATTACCATCAGATAATTCTTTTATTAAAAATCCCTCTTCATCTTTATATGGATTGTATATATCAACATATACTATATTTTCTTCAATACATCTTTGATATAAATATTCATTTAATTTTTGAGTATATCTATTTCTATCTGAATCAGAACCTACAAAAGGAAAATTTTCATTAAAATATATTTCAGAATAAAATCTTATTGGAGGAACAATACTTAATACTCCAACATTAGTAGAAATTAATTTTAATTGATTTATATAATTATCAATTAAGGTTTTTATTACTTCGTCTTCTTCTCTTTGTTTTTCTATTATCTGTTTATTGATGTGGCATCTAACATCAATTTCACCATAAGCTAATATTAATAACCCCTCTTCAGAAAATAATTCTTCTTTTATAACTTCTTTAGTATCATAGAGATAATTTAACATATCTTCTATACCATGTTTTCCAATATGGTGCATAGTATTAGGTCCAAAAGCGATAGATGTAATGTTGGGAGATTCATGTAAAGTATTAGCATGGGAGTCTCCAATACAATAAATTTTATTATATTTTTTCTTATGTATCATATCTAACTATAAATGTCATATCTGTATAAGGTGACATTAATATTGGTTTACCAAATTTAGCTACTGCTAGTAATTCATTATTATCATTATATAAACCTATTGTTGTAACATAAGGTGTAAAATAAGATCCTGAAGGTAAAGTTGAACCAGTAGCAAAAAACTTTAAAGTACTATTTAAAGAACCTGTTAAAGTATATGTACTTCCTGATGCACTAGATGATATAGCAGTGATATATTGACTTCCTGAAACAAGTAATGTAGGATTATAAGACAAATTAAATTCACTTTCCTTAATAACACAGCGCACTTCATTTTCATAAACGAAATGTTCGTTTTTAAATAAAAGTTGAAATGAACCACTAAATAAACCGCTAAATGCCATTGTTTTAAAAATTAACGTTGGTTACCAATATAACAATCAATAAGATAACTATTACCTAAAGTAGCTGTTGTGTAAGAACCACCACAGAATGTTTTATTTTCTGTATTCAATACTGTTTGATAATAAGGGCTACAAGCATCTGGAGCTCCATTAATATAGTTGTATATGGTTGACATTTGATAACTAAATGCTCTTGAGGTTTGGAATACAGATACATAGAATTGACCTCCATTAACTGTACTAAATGTATATTGACTAGTAGACGTTAATGAAGAACCTATTTGTACAGCACCTCCTGTATATAATGTGGCATAACCTGTATTACCTGCATCTATTGTTAATCTAACTGTAATAGATACTTGAGGTACTGATGGAGTAATAGTTGGTGTTGGCGTAGGTGATGGGGTAGCTGTTGGTTGTGGTGTTGCTGATGGGGTTGTAGTAATACTAGGAGTTGCTGTTGGTGTTATTGTTGGAGTTGGTGTTAATGAAGCATTTGGTGTTAATGAAGGGGTTGGTGATGGGCTAGAAAATGGTGGAATATTTCTAATTACTGTTCTTCCAAGACATGCTGGATTTTGGTTAACGATAGAAATTTGATTTGTATTATCAGGGACGTTTTTTATAACTCCCGCTTGTAAATCAAATAACGATGCATTTGATTGTAAAAGAGTACCATTAGTATAATCATATACAGTATAAGGACCTGGAGAAGTGCTTTGTGCTGAAAGTTGTATTGTTACGAGTTGAGCCAATTATGTGGTATTTTATATAAATATTTAATTTTCACGTCTTTCTTCAGGCTTATACCATATTATTCTATTATGGTTAACCGGGGATGCTAATAACACTGCTGGTTTTAGTTTATTGCTGCGAGTATCTTGGAACATTTGGCTCATCCATGTTTGTTCGTATGGGTGTGCCCATTTAGTATCAATAAACATTTTTTTATTACCCTCTTTACTAACAATCATAGGCCAATTAGCATAATAAATTTCACCTGAAATGTAGCTTAATTCGTCTAAAACATTAATATTTTTAAAATTAGCACGAGGTGTATTAGGATCTAAACCAGTTGTAGGTAATTTATCATATTCAGGCCACATTTCTGTTCTAACGCTTTGAGGAACATTATACCAAGATACTTGAATATTATTATCCATGTATACTTCTGTATATGATAATTTAAGGAAATCAAATTTTTCCTTAATCATAATTTTATGAATTTTATCATATAAGTTAGGAATATACTGCCTAAATCCATTTCTACAAAATTTACCTTCCATAGATGGTTCATGTATACACATATCATCTTCTAAAAATATATAATAATCACTATCGGATTCATGGAAGTGTTCTGCTACAATTTGTCTACCACCACATATACCACCATTTTTACCAGTTATAATATGTTCAAACCCATATTTATCTGCTATTTCTTTATTATTAATTTTAGCAATAGCATCTGTAGAATTATCAATTAATATTTTACGAGTACGTTTTAACCATTCAGGATGTTTTTCGTAACTATCTAACAATGTTTGTAATTGTTGAGGAAAATTGAATGTTAAAACATATAATGATGTTTTTATATCATCCAATGATAATGATTTTTCAATAAATTGTGTACGTGTTTCTGGTATGGGTTCTAGTTCAACTTTATTTTCATCTAATGCTTGAATAAATTTAATAATCAAGCCATTTGAATCTAAAGCATAACGCCTATATTTTTCTGGTTCTAAATAAGACATTATTAAAAATATGCTTTCTTCAGTACCCATTAAGCCTTGAGCTAAGGATTTATCTACTAAAGAATAATATAATCCATTTGCTTCATGAATTGCTTTTTTAGTACCACCAAACAACCCACCTCTACAAACCCATTCAGCAGTAGTATCACAATATTCATTTATTTCTTTAAATTTAAAACCATGTATTTCATCTGTAGCAGCATATGGATAAGATAAGAATAAAAATGGATTTAAATGATTTGTTATTTTATCTAAAACTTTTTGTTCAGTAAAGAATTTTTCATAAACAGTATTTGTAATACCAGCATCTAACCAAATAAAATATTCTGTATCAAATGGATTCCAAAGAGTAGCATCATGTAACATAAACATTTTAGACATTACAATTGGATTATACCATTCATTAGCTGCTTGAGGACTACCAGGTAACCAACCACCAGGGCCTGTTAAATTTAACCATTCAGGATTTGTTCTTATTTGTTGAGTTTTATCCCAAAATGGAGAATATAATTTTTTTACATCATCTAATTCATAAACCTTAACAAAAGTATTTTCTTTTGATCTTTTAGCCCAAACTAAATGTTCATATTCTTGAGGAATATAAATAAATAAATTAGCATCTATGTCTAAAAAATGGTTAAAATGTTGAATATAGTGATCAAAAGAACGTCCTGGTCTACTAATATTCCACAAACCTGTTACTATGGTTAAGTCTTTATTCATATTATTTTAAGTATCCTAAATTTACAAAATCCATAAAATTCTCATCTAATTGAGCTTGTCTATATAAATTACAACCTTCTTGACCTTCATGAGAAGTATGGCGTAATACAGGGAAAGTTGTTACTCCACCTTTTTCTTGCCATTGTTCAATAGTAATTAATTGTTCTTCATGTTCATAGGTAGCAACTAATCTTCTAATTCCTTGCTTACCCATATAAGCACTTACTAATATATCATCATTCCATGATTTGCCTACAAAATCAGTAAAAAAATCATTTTCAAACCATTTGCGTCTATAAGATACTGTCTTGTAATGTTGTAAACGATTTACTTCAACATCTCTAGGAACAGATACTACATAATGTTGTCTAACATCATCAAATTCTATATTTTCAGCTCTAGTTCCATCATACCCAACAGCAGTATTAACAAATCTATTTTGATTTCTAACTTGTTCAGCAACCATTCCTGGGTGGTAAACTAAATCATCATCACAAACAATAATAATTGCTTCAGGATCATCTATACGTTGTAAAGTATGATACAATTTAGTAACAGGTCCTAAATCCTCCAAGTTATCAAATATTTTGAATTTAGGATTTGTTGTTGATAATTCTTTCATCCATTCAGGAATAATATACTCCTCACCTGTATATTTTAATACTGTAGGTACATTAAAGTGAATTTCATACTCCCCCTCATAATCTTGGTTGATTAAAGAGTCAATATTGCTTTTAATACCAGCATCATAATCTTGAGTTATTCTAGTTGGTAATGTTGTTAGTGTTACAATTACTTTGTTCATTTTGTTTATTTTTCTGTATATATTGTGTTATGATTATTTAATAATTCCCAAATAAAATCCTGTGAACGACCCATATGGTCTCCACTTTTAGCTCTAAATTCGTTAAATCCAGAACTTGGGAAAGGTAATGGATTAATTATTGGGAAATGATGAGCACCACGACCAAGATCATTTACTGCTCTAAAGTCCGTTTCTTTATCCCAGGCAACGCATGTAATAAGTCTTTGATATTTTCTAAAATAATATCCTACAAGAACATCATCATTATCACAAGCTGTTAAAAAATCTTTATCTAAAAAATCATCATTAAAAAATTCTCTTTTATAACCAACTGAGTGCCAATGCCCTGGTACATTTAACTGAATATCAAATTTAGCTGGGAAAAAAGTATGAGTATTTGGTAATGTATATTTTTTTACTCCGTCTTCCACCCATCCTCTTTTCTGTACTGGTGTATCACCTCTAAAGCAAATAGCATCATTTGGGTATTCATTGCGTTTTTTTAAATGATATTCTAACATATCTTTGTGATAGACGTGATCGTCATCACATACAATTAAAATATCGTCAGGATTATTAGAATATAATAGCATACCTGTTAACTTAACCACAGGACCAAAATCATCTTCTACTCTATTAATAATTAATTTAGGATTTTCCTCAACATATTTTAATAAATCTTCAGATATAACATATTCTTCATCATTATTATTTTTATAACGATATGGAACATTTAATACTACTTTATAATCAGCTGTAGTATCTTGATTTAACAATGAATCAAGATTTTGTTTAAATTCGTTCCAAAAACTCATTCGTACTGGAACTGTAGTTAGTGATATATAAATCATATTATAGTGTTTTTAAAAAGTCTAGATTGCAATCGGCAATGTTAGTATTATTAGGATAATCTAAATCAACGATTGGATAGTCTTGAGTATCAGATATTGAATCAGTAACATATTTTCTATTTACAAATGAAAATTCTGGTACTCTAGGTATTGTATGACCTTCATATTCAAATTCCCCACCCCAATTATTACCATGAACGTGTGTTAATATAAAATGCTTATTAATTTTTTCCATCATATCAATAAATTTAGTTTGGTTTTGTAATTGTTCTAACCAATGTACTTCAACTACAATACCACAAACAAACGTTGATAAATCATCAATATCAGCATTTAAAAAATAATCAAACTCAGCACCTTCAGTATCAATTTTTAAAAATATGTCTCCTTGAATACCTAAGCTATCATAATGTTCCCTAACATCTTTAACACTTAAAAGATCAGATAAATTTTTAACTGATTCATAAAGTACATCTAATGATTTTTTATACTTTTTTACTTTAGTTACACTTTGGTCTTCACTTAAGTCATCAAATGCTTTGTCTAAAAGATCTTTTCTTATATACAATTCATTAAATAAACTTACTTCTTTATCTTTATTAGATAAACTTGATCCTAACCCTTCAGGGAAAAAGTATTGCTCACCTTGGCTCCATTTTTCTTGATGCCCAGTATGATCAAATATGTAGTTTGGTTTGTCGTACTTAGCGATAAAGTCATCTTCATAACTTTTATCACCACCATAACCATAAGTAAATAAGGTAGTACATTTATTAAGTACTATTTCAGATACAACATAACCACCGTCGCTTTTATTACCTAAACGAACTTTAGGAGAATCAATTTTGTAAGGTTTAAAATATTTTAACATGTTTTTATTTTTTAATAAGGAAATTCTTGAAAATGATCTATATAGTATTGTTTTAAACCATCATAATTTTTATCAATAAAATCTTGTTTACCAATGAGTGATGGAATAACTGTACCTAATGCCCAACTCCAAAATCTATCTTCAGGGAAACCACATAATTTAAAAGAATTATTATTATTTCTGTCTATTCCTTTATCTTCAGACCATGGATATCCTTTAGCTTCTAATAAATTAAAAAGTATAGCTAGTATATATTCTGAATGGAGATTCCACATAGTGTGCACTCCTATTAAAAAATATTTATCATCTGTTAGCACGTCATGTGCTACATTATTTAATAATTCAAAAAAATATTTAGTATATTCTTTGTTTGGAAATTTTAAAGTTCTAAAATTACCATCTGTAGTTAAAAAGTTATTATCAACTACTTCTTTATTAGTAATTTTATATTTGTCATTAATATATAATGCAAAGTCTTTTATATAAGAATTATTATCCATATTATATGTACCACCAACAGGCAATATTACTACTTTATCTTCTTTAGTAGTAAAATAATTTTCTAATTTATTATAAGTTTCAGAATCTACTAAAGGAAGAACATCACAATCCATCCAAATAAATCCATCATAATCAGATGATTTTTCCCAATTTAAAGAAAATCTTTGAAGTAACGTAGGAATTTTTACATTATTTTCTAAGCAATATTTAGCAAATTCAGCTTCATCCTTTATTAAAGGTGGTACCTTTTCTAATTCAATAGACCAAGGATAATCTTTTCTTATTTCATCTATATTATTAATATATAAATTAGATTTATGAGATACTTGATTAAAGTATTCAACTTCATCAGTCATAATAAAGACATCAAACTTATCGTATGCTGGATATGTTTGAAGATTATGTAGTAATCTGGCTTTGTAGGTTGGGCCTAGAGCCATTTGTACTATTAATATTTTGTTCATTTAATCTATTTTGTATTCTAAACGTTCACACCATCCTTTAGCCTCACTATAAGCCCAATATACAACTCTAACAGGTTTTTTCTCAATTAAAAAGAATTCTTCATAATGAATATTTTGTCCTTTGTTAAATTGTATTAAGTCATCTCCATCTACATATTTGGTATTAATTGCTTTACCATTTTCATCATCAAACGCTATTAATACAAATTTATAATTATCATCAGGGAAGAAATTTTTGTCAACTGTTATTAAATAATAAAATGATTCCATAAATGATTGTTCCCACAATTCATCATCTTTAATTAATGGATTTGGTGGGTAAAAATTATCTAAAGTATATTTTTGTACTGCTTTTTTCTTAAAGTTAAAACCAGCATACTTTTCAAAATCACGTAACGTTCTTACAGTACCTAAATCATAACCTGTTAAATCAATATTTGGGTCTTCTTCAGTACGTAATAAAACTCTTATTTTTTTACGAGCATAATCTTGTTTTTTCCACCAATCATTTCCAGCTTTAGCATCATCATCCCATTTAAGTATACCTGATCTTTCTTCTCTCATTGTTGAATGCCAAATAACTAATTTATGGGGGTGGAAGAAATCATAACCATGAGTATATGAACGAACAGTTAAATTTAATTCTTCACCACTAAAATAAATATCAGTATCATGTCTTATTTCACGAGCCCATTCAGAGCGAGCAAAGCAAAAATGTCCCGATAAAAAACGTGACATTGGTGGTTCTGTCATAAATTGATGACCTTGTAATAAACCCGGGCGTATAAAAATCGTACCATGCGGATAAAAACAAGCAAACTGTTGTTGCCAAGGTTCCATTGAACGTCCTTCAGGATCATTTAATGGGGTGTATAATGGCAGATAAGCGGCCAATATAGGTTTATGTCCTTTTTCCTCTAATTTATTATGCATATCAATTAAAGTAACATCCCAATCTTGTGCAAATCGATGATGTGAGTCTAATTGTAATATATAATCTTGATTAGTTAATAATTTTTCATTAATTTGGGCGCGGGCCCAAGGTAATCCTTGTGCCTCAGTATATAACACATCCATTATATGAAAGCGTTTATCCTTTCTAAATTCATCTAGATTATCAAACGTATCATCAGGATGATATTGTCTACAAATACCAAAATGAATACGTTTTGGATATTTTGCTTTTGCTAAAGCATCTTTAATAGAGGGAATCAATTCCGGATCTCTATATGCTGGGAGATGTAGTAATATAGTTTCTTTTTTATTCATATTTTATTTCTTGTTCTATTGGGTCCATCCAATCTTTAGATACACTATGTGGCCAAACTCTCCATTTATGGGGTTGAATGTCGCTTTCAAATTCTCTCCATATGTGTACAAATTGATCGTTTGGAAGTTCATTTAATAAGAATTTTATTTCATTAGCATCAGCATCTTTTCTAAAAATATCTTTACCATTTTTATCTAATAATGCTATTACAAACAAATCATAATCCGGTTCAGGTAAAGAACCTTTGTAAACATCTATACAAACCTTTACTTTACTAAGTAAACCCGATTCATAATCTCCTTTAGTTGGTGGGGGATTATTTGTTAAAGTATACTTATGTATTTGTCTAGTTCTAAACTTTAAACCAGCATAACGTTCATAATCTCGTAACATTCTTTTATTACCAAACCAATATTTTCCAAATTCTTTTTGAGAACAACCTTCACAATCACCTTCATTCATTCCAAATAATGCTCTAAATCTAGCGTATGAACTTTTATCTCGTTCTACATATATTGGATCATCATCCCATTGTTTTGTTTTACCATCTCTAAAATATTCATGCCAAGCATATATTTTATGAGGACTAAATAAATCATAACCCCAAGTGTAAGCACGAGCAGCTAATGATGTTTCTTCACCATGAAAATAAAAATTAGGATCATATGGAACTTCTTCAACAAATTTACCTAATGTAAAAATAAAATGGGCTGATATAAAACGGGTAGGTACAGGTTCTTTAAAGGTTTTCCAGTTATCTAATCCTTGTGGGTTTAAAAATACAGCACCTTCAGGTAAAAATCTTTGAATATTTAACATCCATACCTCATTAATTCTACCATCTGGTTCTTTATTTGGGAAATATGATGGTATATATGCTGATATTAATGGTTTAGGGTAGCTTTTACATTGTAAATAATGTAACATATCAATTAATTCTCTATCCCAATTTTTAATAAATCGGTGATGTGAATCTAATTGAAAATAATAATCTTCACCTTGGTATTGTTCTTGTATTTTAGCTCTAGCCCAACATACGCCTTTAGATTCTTCATATGGGATATCAATAATTCTAAAACGTGTATCGTTTTTATATTTTTTTAAAGTATCCCATTTATCTTTTTTAGAATGTTGCCAGGCAATGCATATCACTAAATCATCAGGATTAGCAGCATTACTTATTAAGTCGTGTAATGTTGGTAGCAGTTCAGGATCCCTATAGGATGCTATCGAAACAAAGATTTTTGACATAACTTAAATATAACTAATTTTTATTTAATATCCAAACATTTTATTAACAAGATCCTTGGAATCCAGAATTGGCTGTAAAGTACAAGGTAACATTAGAGAATACTTGATAAGCTTGACCTCCATAAGGTAAAGCGCCACAACTAGAAGGACCTGTTGGGTAACCACTACCCACAGCTATACTAATTGCTGTACCTGCTCCAGATGTTATAGGACCAGTTCCATTAGAACATGCAAATTGTATTGTTGTTCCACTAGTTACGTTAGGTATATTACCGGCATTAACTCCTGAAGTAGTAACTGCAGTAGATAGTTTATTTTGTGTAGCCCAAGCATCATCACTCCACCAAATAAATTCTTGAGGGGATAGAAGTCCACTTGATTTAGCAAACACATTAACTGTATATGTTGGAGGTATTGGAGATTCGGAAGGTGTTAATGATGGAGTAGGAGTTATACTAGGTGTTCTAGTAATACTTGGAGTAGCAGTAATGCTAGGCGTTCTGGTAATTGATGGTGTTGGTGTTAAACTTGGTGTACTAGTTGGATCAGGTGTTCTAGTAATACTTGGTGTTGGTGTTAACGATGGAGTAGCAGTAATACTTGGAGTTGCAGTAATACTTGGAGTTGCAGTAATACTTGGAGTTGCAGTAATACTAGGTGTTAATGATGGAGTAGCTGTTAATGATGGGGTAGCAGTTATTGATGGTGTTGGTGTTAATGATGGTGTAGCAGTAATACTAGGCGTTCTGGTAATTGATGGTGTTGGTGTTAATGATGGGGTTGGTGTTAATGATGGAGTAGGGGAAGGTGGTAGAGTTGGGGTTATACTAGGAGTTAACGATGGAGTAGCAGTAATACTAGGTGTTCTAGTAACACTAGGTGTTAACGATGGAGTAGCTGTTAATGATGGAGTTGCTGTTATTGATGGAGTAGGTGTTAATGATGGAGTAGGTGTTATACTTGGAGTAGCAGTAATACTAGGAGTTAATGATGGTGTTGCAGTTAATGAAGGAGTTGGAGTTAATGATGGTGTTGCTGTTATTGATGGAGTAGGTGTTAATGATGGAGTAGGTGTTATACTTGGAGTTCTAGTAACACTAGGTGTTAATGATGGTGTAGGCGTTGGGGATGGTGGTATTAAAGTTAATACAGGTTCAAAATCACAATCAGGAGCCCCAACATTAAATCTGATTAATGCTTTATTGCTTGTAAGAGATCCAAAGCTACCAGTAGAATTAACTGTATAGTAGATATCATATACCCCTTGTTGGAAATAGGGATATGGGCTAGAACTAGAAACCATACTAACATCACTATTATAACTACCTGTAAGTTTAATAGTAGATTTTTGAAATGCACTACCTGATAATGTAATAGAGCTTGTAACTAAAGATCCAAATCTAGCTAAATCATTATCTAATATACTTCCCGTTTTATCATAATCACTTGCTAAAACATTAATAATATCCGCTACCGCAAGTGGAGGTAGAGGGAACATATCTTGATAGTCTTGGTTTGTAATAACAACTAAACCTTGAGGATAAAATATATTACCTACATAAGTAATATTATTATCTAATATATTGCCATTACCATCATCTGTTATATAATATGCAGATGATGATAAAATAAAGTTATAAGGTAATAATTTATTACCAAAAATTTCTTGATTAAATCCTAATACACGAATACCTTCATTAGAGCCTGTAGGAAAATAATTTTTAAATTTAGGGTTTTCATCATAAATAAAATATGATGAAGTAGGACGTTGTTGAGAAGCAGATTCGTAAAATATTGAATTTGCTAAAGAAGAAGTATTTAAAAGAGAACCACTAAATTCTTGATAAAATAAATGATTTATTGAATCATAAACTAAACCTTCATATTGACCCTCAGTTACAGGATCCATAATAGAATCGAAGCTACTAGTTAAATTAGTACCTTTATATATTGTTACGTAACCATCATTCTTTGGATACCCCGAAGAGTAAGTTAAGTTCCACTGCTTATTGGCAGCATATGGTACATGCGTAACGTCTGATTTGCTTAGTTTTTTGAATGATGACATACATAAATTAATAATCTAACTTCACTCTGATTAATGCTTCTTTAGTAAAATCTTTTACTAATGGTTTAGATAATTTAGCTACTGCTAATAATTCATTATTATCATTATACATACCTACTGAGGTAACGTATGTTTGAGGGTTATTGATTAATGTAGTGTATAATAAATTACCATTACTATCTATAATAGATGGATTTGAAGTATAATTATATTCACTGTTTTTAACACGAGTAAAGAAATAACGTGCTGAAATAGTTTCAGATGAGTTCATTCTAAAATTACTACCTCCTACTAAAGAATTGTATAAAAATAAATGATTATTAACTACTGTAGTTCCTCTACTTTGACTTACATAGTAGTTAGTACCACCACTACCTGTTAATTGATTAGCATTTAATATAATAGTATTCAAATCAGGGAAAAATAAACCATAAATTGGTGAAGTACTTCCTGTTGCTACTATATTATAATATTTGTTTTCACCAACAAAACGAGTTAAGTTTGTAGTACTACTATCATCACCTAAATGTAATCTACCTGCACTACCACTTAATGTTAGTAATAAAGAACCAGGTAATAAAGATTCTTTATAACGAGCTCTAGAAACATTAATTACCCATATAGCATTTGAAGTTGTAGTACCGTCAAAAGTAAAGTTTTGAGTTTCAGTGCCATATACTAAATTTCTATATTGACCATAAACAATACGTGATGGAGAGTATCCAGGTACAGCGGCATTAATTGGTGCTGATCCTGATCCACTTACGTGACCATATTGAAGGCTAAATTGAACTGAAGCAGAAGTTGATAGAGTTAAGTTTGCATCGTAAACATCTAAATAATACTCAGTGTATGTACTAGATGTAAAAAATGAAGATAAAGTGTAGTTATCTCCACTCCATAAACCACGTACTACGGTTTCTGAACTTATTACGGAATCTTCTGTGTTATATCTTGTAAATGACATTTTTTAAATTATTTTAGATTGTAGCTACTTTTTGAATGTTTAATGGTACACTAATTCTAGCTCCACTATCTCTACCAATAACGGTAAGTGTAGTTGTTAATGTAGTCAAAGTAGATCCAAATAAAGTATTGAGTGTTGTTCCTGTTAATGTAAATGAAGTACCTACTTGACTTGTTGAAAGTACAGTACCTGAAGTTGTATTTAAACCTGTTATTCCAGGGGTAGCTGTTGTGATACCAGTACCAGCAAATGCTGATAATAAGCGAGAATCAGAAACAGTAACAATATATCCATTTGCTTCAAATGTACTTGTAGCGCCTAAATAGTTAAGTGTTTGAGGAGTTATTGTTAATGAAGCACCTTGACGTAAAGCAATGCTAGTATATCCAACATTAATGACTGGTAAACGTGATGTACCACGAGGTAAGGTTACTAATTTATAACGCATAATTTGCGTGTCTTCTGGGTATGCTTCAATTACAGGCATGTTCTCAATAGCCTCGCCGTAATATGCAGAGCCAGATGGATGATTTGGATTATACAAAGTATAATCAATTTCATCATCAGCTAATGAAAATTGTGTAATTTGAAATGAACCATCGTTACGAGCCAATAATTGACGACCTTTTGTTGTCAATATAGCATCTATGGTGATTACTGTTGGATTTAAAATTGCCATAATTCTTTATGTTGTATATATTATAAATATATTAAATTGTTAATTTTTAAACGGTGTTTATTGTTGTTCCTTGTTGGGTTTGCAATAGTTTTTGTTGTACTTGTCTAGTTATTGTATCAATATTATTTAAAACACTTGGAGATAAATTACCAGGAATTATAAATCCATATGATGTTTGTCCATCTTCTTTATCAAAAGATAAGTTGATATTAGTTTCATCAGGTAATTTTGATAATAATAAAAATTGACTAACTGTAGTATTTGTATAAGACCCTGTTGTTAAATTATTAACTAAATTAGGAGTTACTTTTACAGTTAATTTGTTATTATTATTAGAATCAATTGATATATCACTAATATTAAGTTCTTGATATTGAGTATTACCATTATAATAAACTAGAATCACATCTCCAACCTTAGGTGAAAACGTGTTTGAAACGTTACCATAAGTTGGATGTAATAAAGCAGAACTAGTCGCAGATATATATAAATAATCTGTAAAGTTTGATAAACTTGAATTAAATACTAATGTATCAATTGCACTAGAACCCGAAATAAATGGTGAAGCAGAACCAGTTGCAAATGGGTATATTCCAGAAGAGTTTAATGAGTTTCTTAATCCATCATATGGTGTATTTTTACCTGTAGCTGCTAATGAAGCTGTAAGGAATTGAGGTCCTGATACGTTAAATTGTCTTAATTGAAAATAAATTTGGTCTCCAGGATTATAATCTCTACCTGAACTTGTAACATTAAATATTAATGTTCCTGCTAAGTTAGGCCCAGAAGATATAAATGTTTGAGTTTGAGAGCCAATAGTAATATTATTAAGAGTTGAGCCTGAAGCTACTATATCAAATTTATAAGATGCTGAGTAGTTAGGTTGAGGATATTGGATGTTTATACCAAAATTAGATGAGAAAATCATATTAGCACTTTGTGAAATACTGTAAGTAGGAAAGTTATTTACATAGTTATTAGAACCTGTAAATCTAAAGTTAGAATAGTAACTATTACCTCTAGTAAAATCAGGATCAAGTGTATCAAATATTGGATATATGCTGCCTGTTCCATTAACAATAGCAGATGCTGTATATCTATTTAATGATCCTGATACTGAACCTGTTATAAATGATCCATTATTATTAGAGCGCATTAATATACTGGTACCTTTTCCTACATACTGAAAGTATAATTTTTGATCTGAACCAGTGTAATATAATATTGGATAATAAGAATACCCACTATCAAAAATAGTTTTAGCACCATCTGTTGTCTTTTGATTACTATATTGTTGATTATCAAATAAAGCAATATTTGATGTTGAACCTAATTTAAATGTATTTTGAATTTCAACCCAATTACTATTTGGTTTTAAAATATCTGTTTGACTTAATTCTGTTAAACTACCGCTTTCATCTACAAGATATTTTAAAGCAGTTGTATTACGATTAGGAAAGAAAGAGCTACTTACAATTTGAGTAAATAATCCAATTTTTCTAACATATTGATCTATAACAGCTGTTTTACCATATGAATTATCCCCAACATAAACTAATGTACCTTGACTATCGTATGAAGCAGAAGTATATAAATTATAAGCTAAGCTTGAAATTTTTACTCCATTGTAACGTGGTAAAAGATAAGAATCTAATGATAAGTAAGAATCTTGTAAAAGAGATGGTGTTAATATATTTCTAGATCCTGTTCCTATATATCCAGTACTACCTGAAATTTCTAGTGTTTTTCTAGTACTTGAAGCAATACTATGTGAAATATTATTTAATAAAATATTAAAATCAGAATGAATAAATTCTGAATAGTCTACTTGTTGATATGTTGATTTTCCTAAATTATAAGAACTTGTATTATATAAATAAGGATTATAATTGTTTGGTGTAAAATAATTATTATATATATCAATTTCGCTTCCACTTATTTCTCCTGTAAGATAAGACATTTTACTTCCTGATAACCAGTCATAATAGTTGTCATATGGAGAAGAAATTCTAGAAGCACTAATTTCTGGTTGATATACTATTTGATTAGTAGTACCATTAGTACGAGCATAAGACCACTTATTTCTCTCTAAAACTGGAGATTCAATTGATACACCTGTAGTAAGATTAATTCTAGCTGGTGTATTATCCTCTAACATTTTAAATAATGAATTATCAAAGAATTGAACTAAACGAATAAATCCACTATAGTTCATTAATGAACCTGTAAAACCGGGGAATGAACCTGTTCCTTTAAAGTATATATTTCTTTGAACAACTAAATCATTATAAGAACCACTTGATAATTGTCTAGGATCACCAATATAATCATCTATTAACCAACTAGGGTTACTAGCAGATATAGATCTAGATATGTAACTATTTATCTGTGTTTGAGGAGAGAATGAAACATCAACATAATGATCATCTGCTGTTCTAAATTTAGAAGACTCAGAAGTATATTGTACTATACTAACAAGTGGAGATAGTACACTACCTGTAGCAGTTGAATTTACAATTCTAACTTTATCATTATTATATCCTGTTAATAATTGTGTTTTAGTAGCACCACCATATTCATTGATATTTAATACACTAGCTGTAATTAAATTACTACCAGTAGGGGTATAATAAGAAGAAGTAACTGAACCTGAATAGATGTTATAATAGTCTTGATTTGATATACCAAAAGTTGAAAGTAATGTTCTTAAACCAGCTACAGTGCCCTTACGTTGTAATAATAAAGGTAAGTTATGGTATATACGTTTATATGATTCTGCTAAAATATCTTTTTTAGGAATATTATTTAAATAACTACTTGTAGCCGAAAAATCAACTAACGAACCACTATAATAAGCACTACCTGTATTCGCACCTAACAAATATTGAGCTACACTTTGATCACCAAAGCTATTAAATATTCCTATTCCTAATGATTGTAATAAATTATAAACAACATCTTTAGAAATACCAATATTTAAATTATTATTAGCTTGATTTATATCTGTTATTGATTTAACATAAACCCATATATTATCAAAATATTGACCCATCATATTTAAAAAGGTCAAATAATTTGCATTATCTGTATCATCTATTACATAACTAGGTACAGAATATTTAAAATAGTTTACGTTATTTGCATCATAATCATATGCACTTGATGTAGTAGCATTATACCAAGTATATCCTTGTGATGAAGTTGATGGAAATAATATATAAGGTCTAGCATTACTTGTTTTTGGGAATGGAGTAATACCATATTGTGCTGATGATGTTAATGAGCCTGAAGTAAAGTATAGGTAATTTTCAAATCCATCAAAATTAGTAATAAGATCATTAACACTAGATGAATATGAATTTATTTCTGATTGTAAGCTACTAGTAGTAGATACATAAGGGGTATATTTACTTATTAATATATTGTAACTTTCTATTTGTTGAACTTTATCATAAAAGTTTTCTATACGAGATAAAGCAGATCCAAATGTTACAAAACTACCAAAACCACCAGTAGCACTTCCATCAGCACTATCGTAGTTAATATTAATAGCAATACTTTGTGAATTATTTTGATTTAATAATCCACTTTGATTATTTGAAAAATTATTTAAGTAAGGAGTAGTGGTTGTGTTTAACCCAAATCTTGAAATATTTCCAAAATTAGGACCTCTTAATTTACTACCAGTTGGAGCTGCTAATATAGCATCAAGATTAATATCAAACATATATGGAGTAGAAATTTCTTCTACTACCCATAATGACGTTTTTTCACTAATAGAACTATCTAATGGATCGTATAATTTAAATAAAACTTCATATCCAGAATCTACTTTATTTAAAACAATATTAGTAACTATAGCTTGTTTATTGTCACTAAAATTTAAAAGAAAAGGATCAAAATATGAAGATGAATTGTAACTATTAATTAAATTAATAGATCCTGTCTCTATTTGAATATTAGTTAAAGCAACAGAACCCGCTCTAACCTCTGTTCTATCAGGTGAAATTTCTTTAATAAATAGCTCTGCTAAAGGATATCCTGATATTCTATTTTTAAAAATATTATATTGAACCTTAAATTCACCTGATGAATAACCTAAATCTTGTAAATCTTGTACAGGATCAATTTCAATAACAGGATAATAAGAAGCAGAAGTACTTAAATTAGAAACAGAACCTACCTGATTACCTGAAGGTGATTGTCCATTTATATTAGTTGGTGGAATTATTCCTGGAGTAGAACTTACATTACTGGGTAGCTTGTATTGGAGGTAGTTATAACTTTTATCTAGTAAATTATCTCCTATATCATATACATAATATTCAATATAGTCTTCAAAAGAATTAAAGTTCTTTTTTATTTTTTGTGAAGCAATTAATCTTAAGTCATCTATAGCATAACGTGATACTTGAGTTGTACTTAATATACTACCTACTATTTTTATATTGTCTGCCATTTATTAAACTACAAGATTTTGGGTTGAGTATTGTTGTGCACTGTTAACTGTAGATTGTATATCTACTAGTTGTTGTCTTAATGAAGTAATTTCTTCTAATAAAGCTTGAATATCTGTAGTATCAATTCTTACATCTAAAGTACCTGCTATTTTTTGTAGCATTTGTCTTAATATGTCTGCTGGTATAAGAGGGTATAATGAATTAAATAAAGCTAAAAAATCTTCTAAAGTAAATGAAGGTGATGTTGCTGTTTGTTGATTACCCACTTCATTAGCTGGTGCTAATTGACTAAATTGGGTATTTACAACTTTATTAAAAGCATCCTTATCGAATACTATTTTCTCTATATTAATGTTAGACATTATCTTATAACTTTAAAGTAGTGATTATCATCAGATACTACTGTTTCACCTGTTGCAAATACACTTTTAAATAGTAATTTATAATAACGTTCAGGTTCCAACCCGTTCATGTATATGTCAAAATAATTACCAGATGAATCACAACTAATTTTAGTATAGTTCGTATCGTAATCTACGACAATTTCTTGGGTATCCAAATCTACTAGTGACCAATATGAAGAAGAAGGTAATGCCTTATTACTTAAATATAAAGATGTTGTTTGGAATACTCTTGTTGGGTATTTATCCCTTACATTAACTTTAAAACGTTGAATTGAATCTTGTTGAAATTGTCCTTTATTATTACCCATTGATACTACATAAGTACTACCACTAACTACAGGCAATGAACCTGTTGTATATGATGAATCATCCCATCTAATTTCTAAACAAGGAGGATAAATTGTATGTGTATTGCCTGAAAAATATTTTAATTCAAAAACAGATGCTGATGGATTAAATTCAATTGATGATGAATGTTTTAAAATTATACCATCATTTGCTATAGAAGAACTACTATATATTCCTGTAGAGCCACTATACCAAGCCTTTGCAATGTTAGTAACTTTTAATTCTATATCTTTAGAAGTAAGATTTGTATAGGATTGGCTTGATTCAAATTTATATGAAGATGTTACATACCAATTACCACCACCTGATGTACCGGCTGCTCTATATGAACCTGTAGTTCCAGTTTTAAATGAACTAACAGCCCAAGTACTTCCACTAAGTGCTGTGGTATATTGCCAACTAACTCCATTTGTAGTAGAAGGTATATTACCTAATTTACCAGAACCCATATTCCAACTTCCTGAAAGTGGATGAGCAAATAATGTATAGTCTAAGGGTAAAGAAGAAGCATTTGCTAAGTATAACTTTAGGTAAACATCAAAACTTTTACCAGCAGTTCTAGCTATTGATTCACTTATTTGAGCAGTTGGAAATTTTATAACTCCACGTGATACTTCATAAGTAGAGTTAAGAGTATAATATGTACTAATTTCTATAATTTCATCTAACCCAGTATTAACTGTGGGGTAGTATGAATATAAAGTAGCACTTTTTTCAGGGAATATTTTATAGATTGCCATAGTTAGTAATTACTACATATAAATATAGCAACTATCAAACTATTTTATGCAAGTAGTGCGTGGTATTCTTTAAAATGTTTAATACGATCGGGTAAACCAATTGTACCACCATTAACACGTTTAGTAATAGATGTAACAACTGCGTCAGTTGCACCGCCATCTGCTATTTTATGTAAACCATTCTTATTAAAAAACCATGCTGCTGATGCTAATGGGTATTGAGTTGCAACTAATGTTGGGTCAGTATTAATATCGGCACCAATTGATTTAAAAAATGATTGATAGTTAGTTTTTCCAGTTAATTGGATATAACCGCGACCACAAAATTTAGCACCCTCCCCACTTGCCTCATCGCCGTTACCCATTCTAGATGAATAAACTTTATTAGCAATTTTTTCAGGTTTGCGTTCGTATATTTTAGCTAAAGCTTCTGTTGGAAAATATTTTTTGAATATACCCATTAAACCTTTAGCGCTATAATTTAAATTTTCTTTAACTAATCTAAAACCACCTGATTCATGACCACATTGAGCTAAAAAATGAGCTAAACGTAATGGAGTATTAATTTCAAATTTATCTTGAATACCTGGGATTTGAGAAATAACGGCATCCGGAATGTGTCCTTTTAATTTGTCTAAATTCATAATTTTAATTTTTAGTATGTAACAACTCTACCTTGAATATCTGTATTAGGATATCTTACTTCAAAAATTGAAGGATCTGCTGATGGATAAATATTTCCATTTCTTGTTGCTCCGGGAATATCATAAGCATATTGAGAGTAAGTAATTCCTGTAGTATCTTGTTTATTTACAATTTCTAGTTTTGTAACTGATTGTACTCCTTTTACTTGTAAAAGAAGAACCATTATATCTGATATAACTATTGGTTGGTTTATTTGCCAACTTTCTATATTAAAAAAATTCTTTAAAGCTGCTACACAATTTGACAATACTGTTTGGTTATTAAATCCACTTATAATTGTAATATCAAAGTTAACTCCTATATTAATATAAAAGGCATCTCTAATATTAATAGAATCAGTTACCATTCTATATTCATTAATGTAAGTAACTAAATTATTTTTTAAATTAGTAGAGGCCGAAGACAACTGCTTGCTCGAATTGTATGCCAAAATATATAAATCTAAAGATAATGGGTTATTTGAGCTTATTTGTGGTTGAGTAGTAGTTTGAGGGTTTTCTAATTGATCTTGGGTAACATATACTTTAGATATACTACCATAATCAGAAGGTAATGATAATGCTCTTACAATATAGTCATTTTTAGTTACAGCACGCAGTTGAGATGAATGAGCATATAAAGCATTATTTCTAATTTCTTCAATTTCATCTCCATTTCTACCACCGGATGATGGTTCTGTATTAGTTGATATTACACTATTAACTATATTTGAATATGTTACTGTAGAATATCCTGATTTAAAGTAAATATTTCCTGTATTAATAATTGTTAAGTCATTAGAAGGAATATTTGATGTAATACCACCACCTACTAAATATCTTACTGTTAATGTAGTATTGGATGGAGCTAAACCATATTCTTGGGTATAAAATATAGAAGCTTGATTATAATCATTTAATAGATTTGATATACCTGGTACTAAACCTAATTTAATATTATCAGGGGTTGGAATTATATTTCCATCTTGTTTATTAGAAACACCAGCTCCAAATTCTAATTGTAAAGTATTATCTGATAAAAGTCTTGAAACAAATCTACGAGGAACTCTTCTTAGTTGTAGTAAGTAAGGTACTTGATCTGAGTTATAGTTTGAGTTAGTTTGTTTTTCAAAAATTGAGGATTGTGCTAAATATGGTACTTCATACCAAATATTTCCATTATTATCTGTTACATCTAGTATTTGTATAATATTGGTATCACTAATTACAGCTGTAGAAAATTTCTGAGGTGTAGTAAATGTAAAAGTAGTTGATTTTATTTCAGCGGATATAGCAGGTACAGATTTTTTAACTAAAAATGAATTACCAATTGTAGGATGATTACCATAAAAAGTAATAGTAGCACTACCAGTATCAGTAAAATCTACTTGTTGAGTTGTTAAAAATTTAGTTCCTGCAGAAGTTGAAGTAATTGTTGTATTATTAGGAATTACTAAACCATAACTAGTATCAGGTATTGCTGTACCACCTGCTATTATACTAGGCATTATTTGATATACATCAACTGTAGCTGAAGAAGCATATGATGATTTAGGACGATATCCTAAAGCATAAGACATAGCATATAAATTTTCTTTTTCCTTAGCGTATAGTAAAAAGTTTTCTTGAATTTGATTGTCAAGATAAAATGACATTACATCACCAACATATGAAGCCATTTCAATAAACATAGCTCCTGGGTTAGCATCTGAAAAGTCATTATATGCTGTTGGAAAATAGGTTTTAGCGTAATTAGTTAAATTAGCTTTAAAATCACTAAAACTTTTATTTAAATATGATATATTATTATCTTGGGCCATTATTATATAAATTGTACAGTTACTTGGTCTGGTGTGTTAGAAATTATTAAACGATAGTTTATAGTTACATTTAAAGTATTATAATCAGTATTCGGTTCAATTATTACATCTTGTAAAAATATTTCAGGAATAAAAATATTAACAGCATCTGTTATTTTTGCTTTTAAAATTTCTATACTAGAATCAGTAATATTATCAAATAATGATTTTCTTAAATCCGTTCCGAATTCAGGATTCATTATTCTTTCGCCTTTATCAGTTAATAAAAGATTAATTAAGTTTGATTTAATTTGCTCTTTAGTACTGTATGTTTTATTAAATACACCAGGTGCATTAAAAGGTAATGATACCCCAATTACAATATTCTTTTGTAAATCTAACGGATTTACACGTATTGTTTGAGGTATTGGCATATTATCCTAAATTTTTAAGGCCTGATCTTTCTTGTGGTGTCATATTATTTGCTGAATCAACCAAAAATGCTAGGTAAGGGTTAACAGGTTCGCCTGTTTCATCATTAACTTGATCACGTATAACCTCTAAAGGTACACTTGATTGATATTGTTGGGCTGGTGGTGTCATTCCAAACATACCACCCATTTTTTCAGCTAATTGGCTACGTATAGCCGCGTTAGGTTTAACATCAGTACTAGTAAAACTCATTGTTTGATTTTCAGACAATGGTTTTCTGTTTTGACGAGCCATAGCTTCGTTTAAGATTTCAGGTAATTCTTCATGAATAGCATCAATTACCGCTTCTTTAATTAATCTTTTAAATGCTTTAATGTTCATAGTTATAAATATTTTATCCTTGTAAATTTTGTCGATCAATAATTATTTTTAGTTGATTTACTAATTGTTGTGGGTTTAAAGTGAATGAAAAATCACTTTTTAAACGTTCAACATTTTTAGTATCAACAGCCATAACATAGTGGCGTTTATTTCCACTAACATTATATTTAGGATCATTTTCTTCTTTAATAACAAATGTAAATCCTTTATATGTTCCTAAATTATTAGTATCAGTTGGTGTAATCTGATTGGCAAGTCCAGATAATGTTGATATATTTGAGTTATTTAATAAATCTTGTAATGTAGTTGAATCAGCATTAGGATTTTGTTGTTCTAATAAAGCTAATAAAGATGCAGAATTACGTAATCTATTAGCATAATCTTCATCAGTCTCTCCAGGTCTACGATTTATATCAGATGTTGGATCATCACTAGAATATTTAATTTGATTTAAATAATCAAATAATTCAACATCATTTAATAAAGCTAATGTTTTTTCTTCGAGTTTTGAATTAACATCATGTAGTTGTCTTTTTAAATCTTCTAAAACAAATACTGCTCCTTCTAATATTGGTATTAAAATACAAACCGCAGCTGAAATACCATCTAATATTTTACCTGCATTTACATTTAGCATAGCTAAAGGTTTAGCAGCAATACCAAATGGAGAGGGTATATTAAGAATAGTTAATACTTTATTTAATACGTTAAATACAGTTAATATTATATTTATAGTATTTAATACTTTTATAGCAGCTTGAATTCGTACTTCTTGTGCATTTATTTTACTAATACAACCATTTCTAGCTATTCTAGCTTGATTAAGTTCATCTATTGTAGTTGCAGCATCAATTATATCGTTTGTTTTATCTACTAAATCTTGAAGAGCACTATTATCAGATATAACTTTAATTAATTGTTGTGTTAATAAACTAGATGTTGATACTATTATTGTTTTAGCAATATTTAAAGTTAATTGTTTTAACTTTTGAGCATCCATTTGGGCTTTTAAAGCCTTAATTCTTGCTTTTAAATCAAATTTTGTTAATTTAGCTTTAGCTATATCTGCTTTTATTTTTAAATATGGATCAAGAATTATTTTTTGTAATCTATCATTTAAAGTTTTTAAATTATTATCTATAATAACTTTTTGAGCATTATAACTATCATTTTCTCTAGTTATATTGGTAGCAACTTCTTCTGCAGAATAAATAGGAGGGACTGTAACTTGAGTACCAGATTCATCATACGTAGTAGTTGGTATTCCTTTAGAAGTTATATCTAATATAGCTGTAGCATGATCTACTTCTAATTTTATTTTAGCCCCAATTGTATTTTCAATTTCAGTTTTTAATCTCTGTATGACACCATCGACAACACCAATTACTTGTTGTTTTGCTTGATTAGCTAACTGTTGACCAAACGAAGCTGGGTTTTGTATTTGGGAAAGTGTATTACCTATACCCGCTGGTATAAAAGAAGATACATTAGATTTCATATCTCCATTTACCGAGGGGGGTGGATTATTAATACCACCTGGAGATCGAGCCATACTATTACCATTACTATTACCTGGAGCTGGAGTTCCTAAGTTATTAGCTATTACATCACCTGGTTCGATAAGTGTTGGTTGTAGTTTAGGAGGCATTATATAGTATAGGTTGATTTAGATAATAATTGTTCAATTCTATCACGAAGATTACTTGTTTCTGTAGCTGAATTAATTCTATTATGTAATTCCTCAGCAGCACCTTGAATATCAGATAAAGGACTTCCTTGAGGTGATGCTCCTGCTGGTGTTAATTTAACAGCGAATGTATCTATAGCCTGTAATAAATCTTGAAGATATTTAGCTGTTTGTCTACCCAACATTAAAGGTTCTGTAGGTATTTCATTTGTAGATTTAGTACCTAAAAATATTTTTGGTTTAATATCTAATCCTGTTGTTGGTTCTTCCTTAATATTTAAATGTATATGTTCTTTAGCATTTAAATTAATAGTATAGTTTGTATTTAATTCTATATTAGTATTAGCAAATAACATTACTTCATCTCTCTTAGAATTTAATACTATTCTATCTGCAGTTAATATTGCTTGAGAATTTTGATAATAGTTTACTATGGGTAAAGTAAGAGGATTAAGAGGATCCTTAACATTAACCTTAAAAGGAATAACTTGATTATAGGTTAAATAAAGAGAAGAAGCTTCTTCATTTATTTTTTCAATATAAAAATCTTGATCCTTATTGTAATTATGTCCATTAGAAATAATAGTAATAGGATTACCTTCTTTTCCAATTGCGCTCCACTCATTACTGTCTGAAGCTGATCTTACTGTACTTCCTAAACGAATAGAATTTCCTTTTCTTCCTTGTATAATATGATCCCCTTCAAAATTTAATAAGTTTCTAACATCAGGATTTTCTTTAAAAGTCTTTCCTAAAGGAGATACACTTGAAACTGTAAGAGGATTTGATTGAACTTCATTCCAAATATTAATAGGAATATAATATTTTTGATTTGAATTAGATGATATTTGAGCTGCTGGGGATGGTAAATCTAATATATAAATTAATTCTCCAAGTAATGGAAAAAAGTTAATATTAGAAAATAATGGTTTAGCTATATCACAAGTATCAAAAAACTTATCACTATTATCTCCAGCTACATTTTTTGAATTATTATAATCTAAGAAAAATACAGTACCTGTTCCTCCATACTCACCAGCTCTACTAAATTGTTTAGCTGTAGGAGTATTATTTGTAGTTGTAACACCATATACCCTTCCTACTTTTAAAGCAGGAGATTGGGTTGGAAGACTTTTATGTCTACTTATACCTGAGGTTAATGAGCCTACTCCTGTTTTAATTGATAAAGACATTACTTAGAAGTTTCGTATTGTAATTGTTGTGTTTTGGGAGCTTGATCCAATAATTTTTTACCTTCGTCTTGTATTGCTTTTTGTTCTTCTAATAACGCTTCTATTTCACTCATATCAATTAATGAATCGGGTGATGAACTATTAGAAGATGCAGCACGTTGTGCAATAGCTGCCATTTTAATTAATTGTTCATTATTTTTTACGTTGACATCTATTAAATCCTTAACAGTAGGCATTAACATCACAGCGGAACCCGCGTTAGATGTTGCCATAGGTTTCATAGTTTCAATAAATTCACCGATTTGTTTATCAATGTCTTTATTATTCTTATGTATTTTCTTAAATAAATCCGATAAAGACATACCATCAAATACGGTTACGTCGTCAAAATTAGCCATAATTGCGTTTACCAATAAATATAAATAATTAAATCCTTATATACCCATGCTCGTAATATTCATTATACAATCGAGTACGTAATGTATCTAACTTCTTAATAATTTTAGTTATTTGAGGAGTAGATACGTCTGTCATCTCACGAATATAAATGTATAGAGCCTTTTTATTAAATATTTCTAGCGTTTCGCGCTTACGAAATAATTCAACAATAGCGTCTGCTGTTTGAGCATCATGGTGTTTAGGAAATAGTGTATAAAGATGCTTATCAATATACTTTATATACTGATTAATGAATAAGTTTGGAGAATGCATTTCATCAATTGCATCCATTGACTCATGTAGTTGAGATTTATCTTCATCTATTTCTTCTACATCAGCCTTTTCCTGTAATTTCTTATAATTGTTTTCGTTATATACAATTAAGTAACGTTTAGCAATAGTACCAAAGTAGCTAAATGCCTTACCTTTTTCAGACTTATATAAATGTAATTTTTCAAGAAGAAATGTAATTACCTCATGTTTTAATTCTTCAATTGTATCAGTATCGGTGTAATAAAATTTAAACGTATGAATAATATTCTCGGCTAACTTATAAAAACCGTATTTAATACGTTCATTATAAATACGATTACGTTCAGCCATATCGGTGGTAATAAGATATTCCACGATAGCATCTTCAGTATCTTGTGTAAAATATATTCTAGGTTCTTTGGGCTTACGTTTACGAGGTAGCCCTCTTTTAGTTAAAGCGATTACGTCATCTTCAGCAAAGATATCTAAATCGTAATCTTCTTCATTATATGCCATTCTGTTATTTTAATAACATTATACGAAAAGAAAGAAACGTAACCAAACTAGTTTTTATGAATTATTAAAGTCACTTATGATTTCTTGGATTTCCTTCAAATTACGGAAGAAAGTACCCACTTCATCATCGGCTTCAAACGCACCTAAAGTATCTAACTCTTTTAACTTAGCATCAGAGTTAGCAATAATAATGCTTATAGCATTAATATAATCTTGTTGTTTAGCTGTTGTTCTTTCTAAAACGTTATTACGTCTAATAAGTAAAAATGCACCAATAATAGATAACTCAATTAAATGAATTACCACTAACCATATTGCTATTGCCATAATTATCCTCTAAATTGTTGTTCAAGATCATCAGGCTCAACAGAAATGATTTCACGAACAGTTTCAATTTGAGCTTTTAATTGATCAATAGATTCAAGAATTTGATCTTGTTCTACATTTCTATTTACTTGCAATTGTACTCTGTTTATAATTGCTTCTGTTTGTACTAATTTATCTAGCACGTTGTTTTTGTATCTCATGTGATATATGTTTATATATAAATATACGTTAATTTCTGTTCCCGCAATCTCGGCTATCATTCCCGTTTCTTTCCATCCGTTCTATCAAACCAACCGTAGGTGGAAGTTACGTAAAAATTTTTATATTTCCAAAGAAGAAGAGTAACTTTTGGTTACTCTTTATTTCTAAATAATTTTAATTCTTCTCGAATCATTGCTTTAAGCTGTTCTTTAACAGTGTTTATTTTGGGAGAATTTTTTAAAACCGTATCTATTGTTTTAATTGCTATAGGATCACTTACATCAAATTCAAATACATCCTCCAATTTATTATTTTTAATTTGAAAACTATCCACCTTAACACCAACTTTCTCAATTTTATTAAGAAATGCTGCTTTATCTTCCAACTTTATCTTGTAATGTTTTGCCATATCTATAAATATTAACTTTTAATAGTCTGCTCAAGTTGCTATTACCTTCATTTATCCTACACCTATACGTATATACTATTACTATGCGTTTAAATCGTCCGTTTTGTATTTTTTACCCATACTTTCAACTACAGTACGAGCACTATTAGTATCAATAACAAATCCCTCGCGATTTGGATTAAGACGCATACCAAGTAATTGAAGATGTTCATGTATTTCCTGCTCTAGCATACGGCCATTTGGGCACTTATATGAAAATACAGGATACCACGGCGCAACTACGCCCGTTGCCGCATTAATCTGGCGTACGCGATCATATACTGTTGTAGTAGTATATCCAATCTTACATACTCCCGGTATAGATGGGTTAACTAAAATGTAAATATAATGTGGGTGTTGAGGTATATGTGTGGGATCAATCCAGCTGGCGCCATAATATGTTATTTCATCCCAGCCTGGATTATTTGTATCGGGGGTCAGAGTATAGGCAACCACTTCACGCATACTATACTTAAATGATATTTGTGGATTAAGCTCACGATACTGTTGAGCTTCCTGTTGTGTTATTCGTTTCATATGGGTAAACATACGGTGATGATTTTGCCGCCACAACACTTTGACTAAATATAGCGGCGTCCCATTCTTCAAGTGTAAGACCGTGTTGTTTAGCGGTTTGTTCACGTAACTGACGCGCGTGTATTTCAAATGCTTCTTTAGTTAGCAATATTTCGCCTGTGTATTTTTTCATGTCAATACATATATATTTTTCTATACACAAAAAGGTGTATTAGAGGTAGTTTTGTGGCCTTGCAAAGTGGGTGTAAAGGGGTTATTTTGGAAAGTGGGATATGCGTATATACTGTCGGGGCGTAAAGATTGTATTTTTGCCGTGAATACCCCGGGTTTTTTGTGCATAACCACGCCCCGTCGATGGACCGCGATTGGCGTGGGAGCAATCCGCCATCAAACCGCTATCATACCGCTATCAACCGCGAGCGTCCCGATCCCCACAACATTTTTGTACACACGTACTACTCGTGCATATTTTTGTCGTGCGCGTACTCTGTGATGGCTACCTTAATGGCTGTGTAAATACCGATGAAGATTAGTGTTAATAGTAATGTTTGCATATATACTGGATTATATTATTGGTTATTATTAGATTTTACCTCGTCCATCATACGTTTGTATTCAGTAGGTGATTCATCACCATACTTCTTATCATTATAACGTTGTTCATCTTGTTGTAGTGTAGCTTTATGATCGTCATCACCCATCAGCTCGTCTAATATAGCTTGTGCTTCTTGCTTTGTCACCCATCCATTACCATCTACATCGATTATGTTTCCTACATAGTACATGTCATTCATGTTCATTAAATCGTTTACGTTCATATTATTAATTGTTTATTATGTTTATAATGTTTATTGCTTCAGCCATTTGATCGTCAATCAATCTACGACCTGCATCTTGACTAGTCACGGGTATCATTCTATTATTACCTAATACATACCATCCATCGTATCGTTCTTCCAAACGTAATGGACCACTTAAATCGAATGACTCGCCGTCTGTAAATGTTAATTTGCTCATGTTTTAATTTTTATACCGTGAATATACGAGGCCGGTTTCGACCGACCCCGTTTTGTTCTAATAATTATCTGAAATATATACTATTTGATCTGATGTTAATTTCTTACCCATATCCCATGCTACATCAGCTACCAGATTTGGGCTTATATAGTTGGGGTCAATCTTAGTACGCTGCATTCTTATTATTACTGCTCGCATGTCATTTGTTATAATCATATCGTTTAATTTTATACCGTGAATATACGAACCGAACTATGCCGTAGCATGTTTCGGTGTATATTGATTATTATATTGCTCGATGATCGGTTTCATGTGTGCATCGATCGCATCAGCGTCCGCTTTGGTCTTATCACTGGACCAGTTCAACACACACGTGTCATGTGAGCTGCGATGCCATGTGATCGTATCGTCTGCACTGGTGTAGTCGTGTGGAGCGAATAATACGGTACCATCACCCTCGTCATCATGCATTTCATACCCTAATGACTCAGCAAACGCGTACGCTGCTTTATTAATTGCACTTCTAATTTCTTTCTTGTTCATATTATTTAATTTTTATACCGTGAAGATAGGAATGGGGCCCTGCCCTACCCCATTCCATTAACAATCTTTCCAATATTCTTTCATAACCATATCTACATCTTCTTTACTTAATTTTAATCCATCTTCTAACATATTACCTATAAATTCACTATCACCACCTTCTTCACCTACTTTATACCAATAATCCTTTACTTTATCTAACCACTCTCTTACACTTACATCTTCATCACTAAAATTACTCTTAATCCATTCAATATTTTCTAAATAATTATCATCTAATATATCATTTTCTACTTCAATTAAATACTCTTTTAACCACTTTAAACTTAAATTCATAATTTATAATTTTTAATAATTTTTAATATAATTAAATATAATTAATTTATTTTTACTTTTCAAATATATTTATAACTATTTCTAATTATTTTTATATATATTTTTATTAACTTTTTAATTATTTATTATACTTAAATATAAGTAATTAACTTTGCCTTTCATAATTATTCATAACTATTTTTTTATATATTTGGTGGGTGGTTGGGTGGAGTCTATGAGCAGAGGGGACCGTATACCCAGAAACGCTAGCAGCTGGACAGCGAAGGAGCCCGGGTAGAAACCCGAGCTCGATCAATTAAAAATTAAAAGTATGAACCTAATTTAGAGCTAATTCGCTCAATATTTCTACTGGATTGCCTTCATAATCGAAGCATTCCCATTCAAATTCGTTATTATAAATGTACACATAATCTACCCCGTACTCTTTCCCCACGCTAGCTATTTCACTGGCATTTACATCTCTGGGCTCAACCATACCCCACGGTTCATTTCGATCGCGGTGATAAGCTTTACACGCAGCGGGCGTTTCAGCCAGTGTACTTAGATCACCCAGCTCCATTAACTCAGTTATTGTAGCGGGCGTATTATAGTTTTCGATCAGTAG